CTGGAGTTATTGTTAATCTTTGGGCATCTGTGCCTCGTCTAAATTGAAATGCCATTATATATTTCCTTTTATATGAACCTACCCATGTCCAGGGTGAATCCTGCTGGTGCAATGAATGATCCAAAATCCAATGATGGAACTATGTTTTGAAAACTACCTTTCCCATACCATCTGTTACCAATGCCTGTCCTGCTATACCATCAACAGGTGCAATTGAATAATTACCAATTGTCAATGTGTTGACTATATTTACTGTATCATTAAAAGTGGCAGTGGTTGCAATTATTGGTGTGTAAAATACTGATGCCGTATTTAGAAATTCTACCCTTGCGGCATAATCATCAGAATTATAAATGCCAACTCTTCCTGCGTTAAATGTAACTGCACCAACTAGTTGATCATTATATACTTGTGCCGCAAAATTCACGGTCATCATATTATGACCAGCATTGCTGATTAGAAACTCACCATCGTTGTTGAATAAGAATGAGCCGCCTTCTGTTCCACCAACATAGAAGTTTTCACTAGAGATTGTGCCAGTAGATGTAATGTTATGGAAAACTACATCATTGTAAGTGTTTAATGATTGATCATAGGCCTGTGCATTGGTACCAGTGTAGGCTGTGGTTTGTACTGTGTTGTCAGCGAATACTAGTGTGACTACAGATGTTGTATTAGTAACAGTGAGATTGTTAACAGTAAATGTCTGTGTGGAATTAAGCGTATTGGCTGTAACTGCCCCATCTGCTATTAATCCTGCTGTGATTTGTGTAATTGGCATTGGTTAGTTTCTTATATTAATTGTGTTATCATTATTAAAAAAGGAAAGAAAGGAGTTACAGGAGCATCAGAGTAATTATTTGTAGCTATTCTTACTGCCCAAACTTGAGTTCCATCTAAACTAGTAATTGTAATATCAAAAAGTTCATAGCTATCTCTATTTGGTGATATTAGAAAATCTGAAGTTGTGAGAGTTGCGGTATTGGCAATAGCGGCACTATAGGCATAGGGGATTGGTGAACTCATTGCTGTGTATAAAGTTCCAGTGTTTAGGGCCGCATAAACATTGAATGGACCAACATTAAGAGCTGTGGATCTAACTCTTATTTTTAAATTACCAAGACTTACATAGGTTCCTGAAGTCACTGTTTGAACTATTGATGAATAATTAGTTCCTGTTCCTCCACCACCACTACCCGCTGGGCCCTGAATGCCCTGAACGCCTTGCAGGCCCTGCACACCTTGCAGTCCTTGAACACCTGATGGAACTGCCCACGCACCATCATTACGTAAGAAAGTACTGGTTGATCCAGAGGGTGCAACAATAGTAGCACTGTTCCAATATAAACTTCCATTAAAATGTATATTACCCCAGGGATAATCAGCATTGCCTAAGAATGCTCCGTGTGCAGTACTAGGAGTAAATGAGGGAGTTGAATCAGGATAGCCTTGGCCATCAAATCCTACGTTCATATTAAAATAACTGGTATAGGCAGTTGTTGTATTAGAAATAGGAGTTGCCATTCCAAAATTAATTGTAGAATTGGGACCCCAACTTGGGTTAGCACCTGGTTCATTAGACCAGATTCCATTTTTATTCAAAGTTAAACCTGTGCCACCAGTAACGCCCAAAGGAGCAGTGCCAAGGATCAAAGATCTTGAACTGGTATTGCCCAGGGCTAGGACTTGATCCAATGTGCCCGCACTTCCACCACCTGATGTTCCCTGAACACCTTGTGCTCCTAAGGCAGCATATGCTCCATTAAGACCTTGAACGCCTTGTGGTCCCTGTGCGCCATCATTACCTGAAGATCCTTGTGTGCCTTGGACACCTTGCCCAGCAAATGATCCTGCAGGTCCTTGTATAGATTGTCCCTGTAGTCCTTGAACACCTTGCAGGCCCTGAATGCCTTGTGTGCCTTGTATATTATATGTAATGGGATTTAGATATCTAACCTGAACATTCTCATCTTGACCCCTAGGTGGAGGTGAATAAAATGCTATCTGGCTGTCTAATAATTGATAACTTAATCCTGGAGTTTGAATAATACCACCAACAGCAACTTCAACATAGTTGGGACCTAATGGAGTATTGGTTAATTGGAAATTAGTAGAAGTACCATCAGCTGTAAACAAATCTACTGTACTGGTGCTGGCTGAGGTAATACCCTGCACACCTTGTAGTCCTTGAACACCTTGTGGTCCTTGCACACCTTGATTGCCAGGGGTATAAATTATTCCATTACCATTACCAATATACAATCCAGGTACATTGTTGGTAGATATAGTACCAGTAATAACACTGGTTGCGGATGTGCTGTATAGTGTGGGAGTGGCACTGGCATAAACAGCATAAGATGAAGTTCCTGAATATAAACTAGGCATTTACAATTCCTTTTCTTTTATCCCACCAAGCCTTTATCGCAATAGAATTTTTTATTTTGTGCTCCTCAGTTTGAACATATCCAGCTTTTTTTATACCTTCAGAAATATTTTTTTTAGTTTCTTCTGTGTGTTTATAATTATTAGCAGTCTTTCTTGCGACTACGCGATTAGCAATATGAGAAGGACTTTGTTTTTTTCCTTTCCAATTAGGCGGTGCATCTCCCCCGTCTGTAAGATTGGTTAGTTGTTTACCTAAATCACGCATACAAGCAATAAGAAAAACTTCGTGATCATATGCTTCTTGTTCAGTATCCCAATGTGCTAGAATTTGAACTGTTCTTCCGTGTTTTTTCCAAATGTTCCTCCAATATACACTACGATCAGCAGTGCGAAAGGCACGCTTACCATAACCTTTTCCTATATAAAAGATTTCATTAGTATCGTTACGATAATGAGCGTAAGTATAATATTTCATAGCTTATTATAACACAAAATCACTTAGCAGTGAATCTTCTGTCTTTGCGAGGTTGGAATATACTTGTCAATCTATTATGACCACCACTCCATTTGCCCTTGCTGTTCTGATCCTCAATGATATTCATTGATTCTTCAAACTTGGCTTTATACATATTGGCATCATCATAGCTCTTACGCTTGATATAGTAATTGTGTAATGTGCCATGTACATATCCTTCTGGAAAACTCTGCAACACTCCATTGTTTAATACAGTGTTACTATTGGTATCAGTGGTGAATAAGAATGGCCATGTTCTGTAATAGTAAAGGTTGACTAAATCCCCCTCACCCAATCTAGGTAGAAACTGATATTGTTGTCCTACTTCAGAGAACTTGCCACGGTATACTGATGGTATGTTGATTGGTTTTAGATATAAACTTTCAATCAACCCCTCTGTGATTATATCTCTATCACCAATACGGTCATAAACAATCCAAGGACCTAATGAACTTGCTGGATCTACGCCACCCTGCTTGAAGAATAGAATAGGTTTGAGCATATCACCAGGTATATTAATACGTCCATTGGTATCAGCTGTGGCAATAAACTGTGCATCATAGGGATTTGAACGCATAATGGGCAACTCTAGGTTACGCATCATCATTTCAGCAAGGAAAATACACTCCTTGATCTCAGCATCATTGGTAGAACCAGTAAAATCTTTGACAAAACTTACCAGTGCGTTTGCATCAGCTATCTGCGACATTGTTAATTTCCTTGAAAGAAGCGTTGTTGTCCACGCTTGGTTGGGTAGGGTACATTGATTGGTATGGGTAGGCGACCACCTGGATAACACACATACTGATTGTATTCTTGTTCTACAACTTTGTAAAACTGTGCTTTGAGAGTTTTGTCTCGCTTGATTGTGCTCCAACGCATACCACCAAAATATTCATCACTGATACGCTGTTCAATAACATTGGGTAAATCCATCCACTTCCAAGCCAATCCACCTGAGTCATCCAAAGGGGCCATAGGATCAGGAACACCTTGCTCAGCGGCTGAACGATATCTACGACAACGATCAGCAATGGCCTCTGTGTTCATTTGCTCTCTGCGGACATAGAACTTATCGTCTTCACGTCCTGTGGTGGTTAGAATATTACCACTCTTGCTCCAACCCTCACGACTCCAATTGCCCTTCATTGAGCGATATAGGTTATTATTAGTTAATAATCTATCTGCTAGACCATTATGTGTGTCTATCATACCACCCGCGTCTCTGCGTGTGTAATCTAGGTTAATTTCTGGATCTTCCTCATCCAACATTGAAGCTTGTGGATTATTAAGACTATATTCTTCTTGGGGAGTCATTGGCTATATCCTTGTTATTGTTATTTATACAATAGCTCATAGACCAGGTAACTAAGGTCAAGAGAAAGCCACTCTAGGAGTGGCTTCTAGTGATTACATGCTAATCGTTATGATTAGAATGAAGCTCCACCAAATGCTGGCAAGCGAGCAACTGTAGCAGAGGCACGCAATGGGCCTGCACCATAGCTGTTTAGGCTCACTGAAGCGGCACTTGCACTAATATCATGCAATACGCCAACACCAGCTGGGTTACGGACAATTAATGTACCTTCCATAATGAACTGATCTAAACTTGCATCAGCATTAGAGAAAATCTCATTGTTTGGTCCTAGATCACGTAGGCTTCCCCACTGTAAGACTTCTTCATTCAGGAAGTAGATTTGGTTGCTAACACCAACTGAATCCATAATCCAAGAATCATAGATCTCATAGGTATAGTTAAAATCGCCTTCATAAGTTTGAATGCTGTCACCACGCTCTGAGTTCACACGATTGATACCACGACTTGTGGGCATTGTATCACTGATATGTGTTCTTAGGCTTGTAGGAGCAACTACTGTACGAATCTTAGCATTAAAACGCTTCTCAGCGGCTGTTACCAACTGCTTGTAGATTGCTGGGTAGAATTGTGTGTTGACTTCGTCTGAAGCACCATAATAAACGCTGCCTAGGTANGAACCAGCAGTAGNACCTGAACCACCACCAATAACAATACCAGATTGAGTTGTAACTGAGTCAGTTGTCTCACCATTGGTATAGGTAATGAATGTGCTTGTTCCAGCGGCTGTGTTGTTCCAGCTGTGTGTGGCTGCGAAAGAGTTCAAGGAACCAAATCTACGACCTGACACAGTTGCACCTGAACCATTGGCTGAACCTGATTGGCCGCCGTATTTGGTACCAATTTGGTCTGCACGAACGATCTGTGCTTCAACGTCAAACATCAATTCAATCAATTGCTTGACTTCTTGATATGCTTGGGGATCTCCACCTGATTGCTCAACTGCACGAGCAGAACCAGTAGCTGAAATAACAGTACTGAAAATCTGTGTGTAATTGCCTAGGTTAGCACGTTGATTACTTTCTGCTAGAGCGGCAGTAATTGCGGCACCTTCTTGGTTGGCCTGAGCGGCAGGTAAACGATATACGTCATTGGTCCACAAAGGTAGAGTAGAAACTACTTTACGCTTTTTGGCCATACACATATTCAATACGGGGGTGTCATCTTTGACACGATTACTTACATCTAAATCTAAATCCTTGACAACGATGTCTGAAGCATAAGCTGTAGTACCATTGCCAATTGCGGATGTTGCTATTTGNNNCATTTTATTATTCCTTTATAAGTGTCATTTTATCTACGGCCTCGCAAGGCATTTAACTTTGCGACGAGTAGATTATCCTGGGCTTTCTTATCGCCCGCTTTGGCTGCTGTTTGAAGTTGCTCTAAGTTTTGANTTCCCTGTGTTCTATTTCCCAGTCCTGCACGTTTCTGTGTCAAGGCTGCGATACTAGATCCAGCGGATTTTTGATTGGGTTTCTCACGGAACTTTAAGCCATCTCTGATAAGACTAAGGATGTGTTCATCACTAGATATCAGATCAATATTGTCTATGCCAGGTACCAATTGGTTCTTGGCTGCCTTCCAATCCTTGCTGACCTTATCACGGATCTCATTGTAGACATATTGGTTTTTTAACTCTTTGTCAGTGAATGCCTTGCGATTATTCTCAAGTACTTCATTGACCTGTTGTTTTCTAATCTCATAAAACTGATCTAGTCTGGGTTTTAATTGATTAACCAACTGTCCTTGCTGTNGGAGATAGCGTTCATTCTGTGTAAGGTTGGCTTGTATGCGAGCGGCAGCGGCATAATCGCCTCTGCTTTGTGCATTAACCAACTGTTCATTGAATGTCTGCTGATATCCCTGCGTTTTTAAAATCTCGTCATAGGCCTGCTGAAGTTGGGGNCGGACTGTGAACTCAAGGGCCAGGGTAAGGCCATCTTGTTCTGCTCGCTTTTCCCTAAGGTATTCATCAAACTCTGCCTTTTGGACTTTTAACTCTCTAGCTTCTTCATGTATTGCTCCCCCTTGACCCAATATAGCGGCCGCACGTTTGGCATCAATGATCATCTCTTTACCATTACGCATAAACTTAAATTGTGCGTTGGGATTCTCTTGAGCGAACTCTAGAAAATCAATGACATCTTGCTTACTAGAATCTGAGGAGCTTACCTGTTCAGGGGCATCAACTTCTTCTTGTGCATTATCTACATCTGCTTCTGCGGAATCAACTTCTGGCATTACACTTGAGGTGTCATCCTCTGGTGCCACAGGGCGTTCTTTATTTGCCTTGTCTGAACTACCTGTCTCAGTCTCATTGGTTGCGGAAGGAAGGTTACGCCTCATAGCGGCCATCTTTTCTGCAATGGAATCCAATGAAGGAACTGCATTTTGAGCAGGGGCCTCGCTGACTGCGGTGGGCGTGCTCTCTATAACTTCACTCATTTTAATTTCCTTTATTCAGCGGGGTCTTCTAACTTTTGTTGTTGTTGACTTACCACTTTATTTTTATACCAGGCAGCTTTTTGCAGACTGGCTATAAAATTATCAATGCCACCCATTTGATGCACAGCGGCAATCCTACGGGCGTCATCTTCTGGCGTATATCCTTTTACCAAAGTCATATACTCCATCAATTCAAACTTGTAATGGTGTACAAACAGAGCAAAATCCTTGTTGAGAAGGAGGTTCTCTGCGGCACTACCATATGTCTTGACACGATCCAATTGACTTGGCGTCATTGTCTTTAATTTATTTATGTCTACTCTAGGTTTGGCATTAAATGCACTGGTCAATTCATCATCTATAATCATACATTCANTTCCTTATCAATAATTCGTTGCTTTGTGTTGCTTGATTAAACTNACAGCATCCAATTGTTTGCCAGCAGATGTTCCTGCTGTATCTGCATNNANNTTGTTAGCGTGAGATAAAGCCAACTTGCTATCTGGTGTCTGACCTTGTATTTTAGCCATAATCTCTTGTGTGCGGGCTTGATCCAACGCGGCATTGGCCTTCATTTGTTCTTCTTGTGGTGAAGGTTGTTTCTGGCTGGCAGCTTGTTGTGATTGTTGAACCATNTTCATAACTTCTTCTTCAGTGGGCAAATAAACATCACACTCTTTGACATTGAGAACATACATCATATCCTCATAAGGTCTACGCATTTTGGCAAAACTTTCTGCATTTAGGATATTGGCTTGAACACCACTCATAATCTCACCAGCTAATTGTGTTTGTATCTGTTTGATAATCTGTAGGCGTTGTAGTGCGTTCTCTTCTGAAGCCATACCTAATGCTAGATCAATGTGTATGATTTTACGCTCACAGAAATCCATATCATCATAACTCTTGCCATCCAAAAACACTGGCTCTTTCTTGGGATGATATTGTGCTGCCAATTTCTTAACACCATAATCATCTGAATATTGTATCAATGTACGCCATACCAACCATATGGCCTCCTTTAATCCCTCTGCACAATTCTTAATCTGATTGTCTTGTATGATTTGATTGGGACCCATAGCCAACTGTAGTTTGGCACCACTGTTGCCAGCATCCATAACTTCTGGATTAAATGTGTCAGTGGGAGTGGTCATACCAACTAATGCCATTACATCTTGTTGAATACGGCTCATAGCTGTTTCAATGAATCCTAGATTGCCACTGGGTGGTGGAATGGGATAGATATCTGTAGCAGGATCAAACTTACTATCAAGGATGAAGATAGCGGCTTCACCATCAGATAGCTGTTCAAAGTCAACGCGATCTGGTTTGACTCCAAGGCGTGGTGTGGCTGTAAGCAATCCTAATTGTATTTCAGCTCTGTGACTGGCTGTCATATATTCCTGTGCTGGCACTAAAGTTTCTGCTAGGCTCATACCATAGAAGTTTTGTGGCAAAGGACGGGGACACATATTGGCCACTGGGATAAACTCTACTTCGCGTGCAGAGATAATATATGAACCAGAATAGATTACTTCTACTAGTTCTAATTCCCCATCATTGTCAATGTCATACCTATTCCATATTGTCAATACTGTGATTTGGCGTGCCTCAGCTTCTTGTGCGGCATAACCAGTAGATGGTAAACCATTGATTGGCACACTGTCACGAGCATGTATGGCTAGGTTGTTTAACAGTGATCCAGCTTGATAAGCCCCAACATTGGAATATTCTGCGTGTACTTTGAACTTTTCTAAGTCAATGCCAGGATAGCGTTCTGTGGCTTCTTGCACAGTCATAGGATCATAGAATCCACAGAAGGGTTGTTCTTGTATATCAATCACTGTGGGATCACAGATCCAATAGTGTTGAGAGATAGGACGGAATTTGATATTTAGGTTGTAACCAACTAACTTGTATTCTGCCTCGTGAATTGAATGTCGTGCAATAGCATCCTGTACAGCAGTTTCGCCCTCTGACAATTGGTGATTATTGTCTTCTGTGTTGATATCTTCTCCTAGTGCTTCTGAGTCACCTTCAGCACCACGCTTTAATTTATCTAATAGATCATTAATGTGATTCTCGTGTGTTTGTTGATCAGCAATCTGCATAAACTGCTTTGTTTCCAACATAATGCGTTCAGTGTCCATACCTACACGGCGTTTGCTGGTGCGTGTGGCAGTTAGACCTGCATTGGCGGCCTGTGCTTCAAAGGCCTTGAGTTGATCACTAGTACCTTTGGTTTTAACATAGCGTGTGATCTGTTCTCTGTGTGGTGATATCATCATCTCACCATTCTTGTGCAACAATGCATCCATAATCCAATGCTGTAGAATTTGATGAGGATCATTGCTTTGATTAACNATCTTGTGCACCATCTCCGTGGCCTGNTGTGCGTTATCACGATCATCTTCATTGTCTGGAATGAATTCAAAGTTGATCTCGCCATTTTGCATTAGGCCCTTGGAGATCACTGCTGTACAATAATCCACAGCAGGTTTTACTGTTGGATGGATGTAATCAATACCATTGACTGGTTCTGTTGACTGTGTAACAGCTAGGTTTAGATAATGATAATCACTGGCACGGTTGATGTTATTTTTAGTAGCCAACAAACGTAGGTTAGCTGCCATCTTAGTATCCAATAATCCCTTCATACGAAGGAATCGCTCCATTGCACCTTTGGCGTTATATACATCGTCCGTTACAAAATGTGACTTATCAAACATAGAGAATATCCTTTTTGTTATTTATAGTTTTCTCTAAGAGTCAGGTGCATAGACTTGTTTCCAACTGGGTTTTCCTATATCCCTGTTGGCTTTAAGGGCCTGCAATCGCATTCTGTGTTCTGCCATTCGCATCTGCGGGTTCTTACCATCATAGGGCTCTGCCCAACCATTCAAACAACCTAACAGGGCATATCTGGCTGAGTCTAAGCAGTCATCTGGGTCTGAGAAGCGTCCTTTATCATCAACATAATAGTTTTTCGCTTCTCTTAGAAATTCCACGCAGTTCTCATTGATATGAAATGTACCCATCTCTATCATTTGACGCATTACATTAACACCAAAACTCTTATGATTAGTTATCTTGCCCTCATCATCTGGTGGATTCATTACAGGGTTAGGATGTACATTGAGTTCATAATTTTGAAACATCTGTCTTAAACTTAATGCTGACATTGTGTATCTACCAGCAGTATTAGCATCACTGGGCAGGACTATGGGTGTGCCAAACACTTCAGGACGAACTAGGTGATTGATCCAATTGAGTGGGTTGGCTTCTTCTGTGCCCTTGACTACTATCTGTGAGTGTAACCAACATTCTTGTTCTCTGGAATTCCAATACATCAATGATATCACTGTTTTGTCTCTTACCAATCCCAAATCTAGAGCAATGATGCGTTCTATGTTCATCATAGTTTTAAAATCATATTCACCAGTCTTGTAAGTGGGCCAATTGCGTATTTGAAATATAGCACCTTGTCCCATGACAGGTATGCCAGCTATCCTAGCTTCACGCTCATGTGGTAGATAATCACGCTCCAATTGACGGCGTGTGGTTTTAAGTAGAAAGGGTTCATTCCAAGGATCATGCTCTGGCACATCATCCCAACTAACTCTTATATGTTGATAGCCTTCTTCACCATACCAGAACTTAGATACCAATCCATTTAATCCTTTGAGTGGAGTAAATGAACATAGGACCTGTCCCTGTGTTGTGGCAGTACGAGTAACAAGTTCAGAGAATACATCATCTGGTGGTTGCTCATCAAACACCACAAAGTCTAGTTTGAAACCCTGTAAGTTTCTAACCTCCTGTGTGTAGTTACCAAACAACAAATAACTGTTGCCCCCAGAGCTATGACGAATCTCAACACCTATGACATTGGCACCATCACATCGCATGGTGTCTTCTATTATACAATGTTTGGGAATAGCACCAGTGCCCAGGGCTGAGCGTATCTTGACATCCTTGGTGCCCAGTAGTTCATCCTGTAGCACACGAGCAACCTGTTCCCAACCCTCACCAGCGACAAATGCTGTGACAGGTTTAAGAAATCGTTTGCCTTCTTTGGGCCACCAATCAGGATACAATCCAGTAAGGTGATACGCAGTTTCAAAGCAGGTACTTACAGTCTTGCCAATACGATTAGCAGCCAAGATACCTCTACGAGGACTTGAACCTGTCCTAAAAAACTCTAGTTGATGATCAAAAGGTCTGAAATAAGTCAATTGATTGTACTGCATGTCATCAACTATGGCTATGGCTAGATCTCTAAACTTGGTCTGAGTATTAAAATCTAGGAGAGCTAGACTCTCAGGCTTGAGATGGTGACGATCACATACGTAGTGAACTGCTCTACGCATCAATACATTGCTGTCAATCATTAAACTTCTTCAAATAGTTCTAGGAACAAAGCATTGACTTTAGGTTCATCTTTGGTGTTCCAAGCCTCAATACGCTTATTACTGATCTCAACATAAGCCTGATCTAACTCACAGCCAATATAGTTGTAGCCCAACTCCACTGCGGCACAACCAGTGCTTCCACTACCATTAAACGGATCTAATACTGTGCCACCTGGTGGGGTGATGAGTTTAATCAGATACTTCATTAGTTCTATGGGCTTTACTGTGGGGTGATTGTTGCCTTTGTATTCACCCGCATCAATGATCTTTTGTTTAAGTCTTGCGGCATCACCACCAATGCTTGGATCCCATAATGGATGCTTTTTAACATCATCAGGATGTGTTGATCCTATTTGTGGAATGTTTGCTGTATCAAACCCAATATGTCTTTCAGCACGGCTGACTTTGGGACAGTAGAAATACTTTTGGTAGTCTGGTATCTCACCTATGACATT